ATGATCGTGCTGATCACCACACCCAGGATGGTATCCGCGAACCGAACCGATGACACCGGTATCTCTACGAATGTGATGAGGAAAACGTATATAAAGCCAAGTGCTATCGACGCTATGGCAAGGTATTGCTGAAAGTGCTTATTGAACTTTGATTCCATCAGATACCAATTAAATATCCTCTAAGCGATACCACGGCATATATTAAGCCTGCCACAATGACGCCGAGCATTATGTACCCTAAAATGTTAATTGTTTTGGCCCACCAGGATAAAGGCTTATCAATGATAACCGGGGCCGGTTGCGATACCTTTGATCGCTCCGAGGTTTTATATACCTTGGCGATCTTCAGGTAAACGGCCATACTGTCGACCTTACAGTCAACCGACAGCTTGTTATCTTTAAGCTTAAATGTCTGGGTGGTTGCCTTGCCGCTCTTTAGCCTGGTAATCTCGGCTACATAAACGTTGCCAAGGCTGTCACACCTTAAAAGCGCATTAATGGAGGCGCTGTCAGGCTTAGTATATGCAAGGGTATCGTGATGAACCTCAGTAACCGTATCCCTGATATGGTCGGTTATGATGGTCGGCTCAACCACCCGGCATGACGTAAACACCAGCGCCGCTAAAACTAAAATGATCAATGAAATTATCCTTTTCATACCTGGTTATATAATTTCAATTGTGAACTCCTTTTGTCCGCTCTCCTTCATTGCGTTAAAGAGCTTCTCGAACCATGCACGGCTATTTGACACCCTGCCGATCTGGTCATTCCATCCAAGCAAAATACAGCCGTGTGAATCGGCGGCGGTGTTACCAGGATGGATTAAAATACCTTCAAAGTGCTTTACGCCATGTAATCTGGGCAGCACCTTTTTAAAGCGTGGTGAGTAGTCCATGGTAACCCGGTATTTGCCGTAAGGTATGGCGGTTTCGCCGTACACCTTACCTTCGCCCTGGTCATCAAGGTCACCATCCTTATTCAGGTCGCGAACCTTATCTTCAAGGGTATGGCAAAAGAACTCACCGTCGACAAATAACTTGCCGATCGTGTAAGTATCTCTAAGCGCTATACGTTGAAGTTTCAGTTCCATTAAGCCTTTGCGGTTTTAAGCTGAGCGTTATTAATTTCAATTTGCCGGATCCTTTTACCATGGTCGTTCAACCGGTCGGTGTGATCCTTCAACTGGACGTTGACACCGTTAATTTTTGCCTCCTGGGCGGCGTATGTTTCTTTGAGCTTGTTAATGCTGTCAATCAGCTCGTCGAACTTCTTAATTAACCTTTGAACCGCATACCATACAACCACTGCCAGCGCCGCAATTATAAGTCTGTATATCCAAATTTCGAAGTCACTCATACCAGTTAATTTCAAGCGTTAAACAGTAAGGCCGGCTACCGGTATAGTGAACTTTCACCGGCCTATCTCACCAGGTTTTAGTTGCGGGGGCCGGACTCGAACCGGCGGCCTACAGATTATGAGTCTGCCGCGCTGACCATCTGCGCTACCCCGCGGTAATTAGTCTACGGCCGCCGATGCCGTTAGCACGTAGGCAGCTCCCATATAGACGAGGGTGTATGTCTTCGTTTTACCCGAATTTATGGTCTCGGTAGGAGCGTCAATCGCATCATTGAAGGTAATAGCCCTGTTAGCGCTGGTGGCCTTGATCTTAAAGACGACAATGTCACCGGGTACCGAATATGTGGTTATAGCGTTAAGCTTAACCGCATGTGTGGCTGAGAGAGTATACACTGTCATGGTTGCCTTTGGGGTAACGTTAATCAGCGTATCACTGGTTAAGGTCGCGGCCTGCCGGCCTACGAACTTGTACTCCTTTTGAGCCGATGCCTCGAAGGACACCAGGCTGAAGGTGAGAAGAACTAAGCAGATTCCAATAAACTTTTTCATAAAGCTTGAGTATTTGGTTTTTATTGGTGCATGAAAAGGGTAATTAACCTGGTGAGGGCTCATACCCGGGTTGACTACGCAACCTCGCTTACTATGGCGGCTATACCGTCCTTTTTGGTCGGGAGTGCCATGTGGTACTGGCGCAGTCCGAAGGTGCTCTCCCTCATTTCGGGGTTGCTTTCGGCCTCGCTTGAGTAGATCTTAATATCACCGGCAAACTGCATGACGCGCTTGTCAGTGAAAGCGAATGAGCAAACGAGGTCATTGGTGTCGTCATCAGCGGCGCCAAAGGCCTTTTTAGTTACCACATTGTCAACCTTTGTATACTTCGGGTTGGCGGCGTATTCGTAGATATCGAAGCCATAAAGTGGCAGGATGTCCCCGGTCTTCATGTTCTTGTACTGCTCACGGAACTTCTCGTCAGCAACGAGTAAGTCTTCTACGTGCTCAGGGCAGAGCACCAACACGCGTGAGCCTTTGGGCCATTTTTTCTTATCGCACTGCTTTTTCAGCTTAACGATATCGTTAGGAAGTAACCTTTTACGAGCGGCTGTCTCGCCGTTTGTGGTTCCGGTGGTCATCACAATGATGCCGTCAGTTGGGTTTGATGGCGCCATTGAGTGAGCCGACTTATCCATAGTCTTCTCGATAAGGGTCTCGGTGTGATGCTCGGCAACTGATCCCTTCTTATCGTAGGGAAGGCCCTGAAGCTCGTCGTCCGGTATCCTGGTGTTTTCGGTGTCGAATTTATCCAGGCCAATAGGTACGTCAGCGTCTTCACGTAAGTTAGATGGAATCGGGTAAGTGGTATTATTCACTAACACATTAGGGTCTGCGCCAATATCAACCAGGTGAATGGTGTTATTCTTAACAAGGTCGTCGCGCCTAGGTACCTTACCAAGCCAAAGGCCATCATGCCTGAACTTTTTGATGATCTCGCCGGCCCACATCTCCCTGAGGAGTCCCATTGCCATAACGCCGTTAGGCATTATGGGCAGGCAGCTCAATGCGAATAAGGTGGTCGATGTTGCCCAGAGGGGAACATCTAAGTCCATGGCGGCAAAGGCCATGGTGAAAACTGATCCTACCAGGACTGCAAAAAGCAGGGTAAGGAAAAAAGATGCAATTTTTGAAGTTTTCATTTTCTGTTTGTTGGTTTTTTACTGTTTTTGTTTGCCTGGTTACTATTTTTCAGGGACGTATTCGCGTCCGTAGTGCTCTTTGTAAAGCTTGGCGTAATCGGCCGGATGCTCGGCTTTAAACTTCCTGATTTCATCGGTGCCCTTCTCAATCAGGGAGGCGAGGGTTACGGTTTCAGGGCCTTTATCCTGGCTCTGGGTGTTGATCTCATCGGTCGGCTTTCCAACCGGCTGGATAAGTGTCAGGGTTGAGGTCAATGTCTCAACGCCGGCGGCTTTACCAAGGCCAATAAAGTGGTCTTTTTGTCGGCGGTGATCCGCTTTTCTTCAATTGCCTTTTCAACTACCGAAGTAATTGATGAAAGTGTGACGGCCTCAACCTTTGTGGTGAGCTCCTGGTTGTTTGTCTGAAGCTTTTTGATAGCCTCACAAATTTGGTCTTCTGAAGCCCCTGAGGCCAGACCCACTAAAATTGCAATTTTGTCCATTTTCTTGGTTTCTTGGATTTGTTCCGTTTCTGTTTTTTGCGAAATCAAAGGAATTACGCTTGCCTGATCCTCGGCCTTCAGCTGTACCAGATCGCCGTTTTCATTGCGCTTATACAGTGCGATGGCGTTAGGGTTACTGCCACGGTCTACAATTGAGATCTCAACCAGCTCGCACTCGACAACGGTTTCATACTGCTGCCCGGGTAAAAGGAATTTGGGGTCTGATGAAGTAGTGATTGGGACAAAGCCGATTGAGGCCATACGAATAAAGCCACCTTCGACCTTTTTCTCCAATTTCTTTGCGAACTCGTCATTCTCATCGAAAGTTGGCTCGCTTAAAAGCTGGCTGCCCACAACTTCGGGATCCGACCAGATGCACGGAGGTAAAATGGTGTTCTCATTCAGGTTCCATCTGTCCGGGCGGGCGTGCATAAAATAGCCGATCGGGTTCTTTTTGAATTGGTCGAGGCGGATACCGGACGTTAAGACCCGAAAACCGCGATCATTGAGAATCGAATCGTCATTTACAATAAACTTTTTAGGCATCGCGTGCTTTGATTTCGAACTGTGAGAGTGCAAAAATGTGCTCAAAAAATCCCGCGTGCAAACGTTAATATATTGACTGCCAATTTATCAGATGTCAAAGAGTGATTTTTATACGTTCACAATATGTCTGTTTTAAATCCGGCTTTATCGAGTTGATATTTGCAGCAAATAAGCCAACATGGGACGACAGATTGACCCGCAAAAGAAGGAATTCGCCTACGCGTTGTATATGAACAACGAGCTTCAAAAGCTTATCTGCGAGCGTGTGGGGGTTGCACCCAAAACTTTACAGAACTGGATACAAGCCGAAGGTTGGGCCGAGCGGCGCGCCGCTAAAACAGTCACCAAAACGGAACTTGTAAATAAGCTCCTGGTAAGTATCGGCAAATTAACCGATAAGTTCAATGATCCCGGGCAGGATATTGAAGGCCTTCAGGGAGTAGCCGACCAGTTAAGCAAAATGATGTCATCACTCATGAAGCTGGATAAAGGCTCATCAGTAGTCGAGGACATTGACACCTTTATGCAGTTTAACGGATGGCTCCAGCGCCGGTCGGGAGTTGACCGCGAACTTACGGTTGACCTGATGAAGGCAATTAATAAATACCAGGATCTTTATGTCAGTGATAAGCTCTCACAAAAATGAGCCAGCTAACCGATAAAATAAAGGCTTGGAAAGAGCATTGTAAGATTGTCCAGGAGAGTAACCCGGTTGATCCGCATGAGCCGCTGGCCGATAAGCAGGCCCGTATTGCACAGGCTAAAAAAGACTATAACTTCTTTGTTAAGTCCTACTTCAAGCACTATGCCGATGCCGACTGCGCACCATTTCAGGTAAGCGCCGCCAACAAGGTTGCAGAAGACCCCAATATATTTGCCATCCTCGAGTGGCCACGAGAGCACGCCAAGTCGGTTCATGCCGACGTGCTTATCCCCTTATGGCTAAAGATTAAAGGCGAATTAACCGGCCTTGTTCAGGTTGGAAAGAACTGGGACGATGCCGCCGGCCTTATGGGCGACTTACAGGCCGAGCTCGAGTATAACCAACGTTACATTAATGACTTTGGGGTACAAAAGACAACCGGTTCCTGGGAAACGGGTAATTTCATAGACTCAGAAGGAATTGAGTATACCGCCATCGGCCGTGGCCAGTCCCCGAGGGGTATCCGTAACAGGGCCAAAAGGCCTAACTACTGTAGTGTCGATGATATCGATGACGACGAGCTCGTTGAAAACCCGGACAGGGTTCAAAAGGTTGTTAAGTGGATATTAGGCTCACTTTATGGAGCTCTGGCCATTAAAGGCAGCCGCATGCTCATAGTAGGCAACCGTATCCACAGGAAGTCAGTACTGGCGCACATGGTCGGTGATGTCGATGAGAACAGCCCAAAACGCAAAGGCATCTACCACTCTAAGGTTTGCGCCATTGAAAACGGCAAACCGGCGTGGGAACGCTATACACTGGCCGAGCTCCAGCTGAAGTTTGACCGTATGGGTTACTACCTTACTCAAAGGGAGTACTTCCATAACCCGGTTACCGAAGGCAAGATC